TTTTAGCTCATGTACTTCAGGTGTCGGGGTAGGCTTTGTCCTACAACTAACAGGCAACGGTGGCACAGTCACATGGCCTAGCTCAGTTAAGTGGGCAGGTGGTACAGCCCCAGATGCCCCTGCTTCAGGTGAGACAGATGTGCTGGTCTTCCATACACGTGATGGTGGCACGAACTGGTATGGTGTACTCTCAAGTGATGCTGCTGCATAAGGAGTAAAGCATGGCCTACTCAACTAATCCTTTCTCAGTAGCTACCTTTGGTGAAAGCTATGAACAGGCCAATGCTTCCTTTAGTCTTACAGGTGTTGTAGGTACAGGTGCAATAGACACAGGTATTGACGTTAGATCACGTACCAATGTTGATCTTGCAGGTACACAAGGTGATGGTGCAGCAGGTAGTATCACAGTAGCTGCAGCAGCGGATGTAGCGCCAACAGGTGTAGCAGGTACAGGCGCAGCAGATGACGGTCTAACATTTATCTTAGGCGTAGGTACTACACCAACTATTACCATGGCTACAGCATTTACTGCAAGTCTTGGTGGTATCACTGTAGATGCAGGGTTTGGTCCTACTATTCAACCTGTAGGGTTTGGCTTAGAGATTATCACTGACTCACCCCTAGTTACTGGTGATGAAGTTATTGTTGAATCGGATGCCAATATCAGCCTAGCAGGTAAAGGTGTAGGTGGTACAACAGCATTTAACACAGTTACACTAGATTGTAAGGCTGTAGCATTGCCAGTAGGCTTACAAGGTACGTTTACTGTTGGTGATGAAACCATCAACGCAGTACAATTTGACTACGAATCTATTAAAGCAAACTATAGTAGACCTCGTACTGTTTATCTTGCAACGGCTTCATCAAACACAAACACGTCACAAGTACGTGCAGCATAATAGGAATATACTATGTCATTAAAGTGGCCTAACAAAGACCCAGATGAATTAACCGATTATAGTATTGATTGGTCACGTTTTATTGCACCTGCAACTATTAATAGTGTAACATGGTATGTTAATAACAGTGATGCAGTTAAAACAGAACTTATTCCTAGTGGTCAAGTAGTGCATGGATTACAATTAGTATCTGCTACGAGTACAGATAGTGTCGCAACAGCACGTTTAGGTTTAGGTACTGATAACATTAAGTATAAACTGTATTGTAACATAACAACATCTGATGGATTAATATTTGAACGTACTGTATTCCTACGTGTAAGGGAAAAATAATGGCATATAACTTTCTTGGACTTGTAAATGAAGTAAACCGTAGGCTTAACGAAGTAGAGCTTACAACATCTAATTTTGCTACAGCTACAGGTTACTATAATACAGCTAAAGATGCAGTTAACTCAGCGATTCGTCATATTAATCATGAAGAGTTTGGTTGGCCTTGGAATCATGTAGAAGAAGAAGACATACTAACTGCGGGTGTTACACGTTACGGTTATCCTTATGATGCTAAAACAATTGACATGAATAGCTTTCGTATCAAACGTAATAGTAGCTTAAATATCACAACTACAAAACTACAGAGCATGACCTATCAAGAATACCTTGACAAGTATTCTGACTATGAGTACAATAATACTACAGGTATTCGTGGTAAACCAAGCTATGTAACTAGAACACCTAGTCAAGAGTTTATTATATTTCCTACACCTGATAAAGCTTATGAATTAGTTTATGAATATTATCGTAATCCTGTAGAGTTAGAGTTACAAGATGATGTACCTACTGTACCACAAGAATTTAAACATGTGATTACTGAAGGTGCTATGTATTATGCGTATCAATTTAGAGGAGATAATCAATCTGCTCAATTGTCACAACAAAAATTTGAACAGAGTATTAAGTATATGCGTAGTTTACACATAAATACGTATGACTATGTACGTTCTACAGTACGGTATAGCAGCCCAAATACATTTGGTTTATTGAAAGTATAAACGTATGACTACAGCTTGGTCTACATTCCCTGTACAATTTACAGGAGGGTTAGTTACTAACATTAGCCCCTTACAACAGGGTATTAACGCTGTAGGTTCTGCATTTATTTTACAGAACTTTGAGCCTTCACTAGATGGTGGGTATCGTAAAGTAGCAGGATATACTAAACTAGATGATGCACAGTTAACAGGTAGTGGTGTAACACAAGCACTTGCAGTTGTTGAAAATGCAGACGAAGAAAGATTTATAGCAGCACGTAGTGGTGTATACTATTTAATCAACACAACGGATACTACACCTGCTTGGTCCTCACTTGTAACTGCAAGTAATATTGGATTTACTAAAGCAAGACATGTAAGTTATAATTTTAATAATGCTTTAAAAATTGTGTTTGTTGATGGGGTAAACTATCCTGTATATTATACTGACAGCACACAGGCTATGGCATATATTACTAATAGTGGTACAGGCAATAGTGCGGTAGAGGGTGCAGGTACAGTAGAGTTATTTAAAAGTACTTTGTTTTTCGGTATAGGTACTGAGCTTGTATTTACAGCCCCGTATTCAGACACAGACTTTGATCCCGCTAATGGTGCTGGTAGTATTGGTCTTAACTCAGAGATTACAGGTTTAAAAGTTTACCGTGATTCATTAATTGTGTTTTGTCGTGATAAAATTATGAGGCTAACAGGTAACAGTGCTGCTGATTTTACTCTTAGTGCAATTACAGAAGACCTTGGTTGTTTAAGTCCAGACACAATTCAAGAAGTTGGCTCTGATGTTATGTTTCTTGGTCCCGATGGACTGCGTACATTAAGCTCAACTGAACGCATTGGTGACTTCGGCATTGATGTTGCATCTAAAAATATACGGCCTACAGTGACAGAACTACAAAGTTATGCGCAAAACTTTTCAAGTACAGTTATTCGTGGCAAAGCTCAGTACCGTATGTTTGGTTATGTTAATGGTGAAAAAGTTGGCATAGCTAAAGGTGTACTAGGTACTAAGTTTATTGACCAAGGTGGTACAGGTTTTCAGTGGGCTGAGACAAAGGGTTATAAGGTTTACATTGCCGACTCTCAGTACATAGGAGATCAGGAATACGTAGTGTTTTCAAACAATGATGGTTACGTGTATCTTATGGAAAGTGGGACATCTCGTGATGGAGATAATGTTGTAGCTATCTATGAGTCACCCTTTATGCCTGTTACAGACCCACAAAAACGTAAAACATTTTATAAACTTGATTTATATATTAAACCATTTGGTGCAATTAACATTGACTGTAATGTTAGGTACAATCAAAACGATAGAAACAAAATACAACCTGCTACATTTTCATTAGTTTCAGATGCAGGTGGCGGTGGATTTTATGGAAACAATACTGCAATATTTGGAAGTACATCATATGGTGAACCTCGTACACAATCTTTTGACAATAATATTGTAGGTTCAGGTAATACAGTTGCACTAAGAATAGAAGATGATAGTTCTAATTCAGCATTTTTGTTAGACACGGCAATACTTGAATTTGCTGAAAACAATAGGAAGTAAGGAAAACTCATGGGTACAGGTTACGTAAGAGCAGATACATCTAATAACATTTCTAATGGCAATGTTATTGATGCTGATGACTTAGACAACGAGTTCAATTCTGTTGAGGCAGCATTTAATGCTAGTACAGGTCACACTCATGATGGCACTACATCAGAAGGTGGACCTATCACAGTTATAGGGCCAGCACAAGACGTTGTGGCTACTGCCTCCGTACTACGTCCTAAAACAACAAACACTGTAGACCTTGGTACATCTAGCCTGAAATACAAAGATGCTTATCTGGCAGGTGATCTTAGCTTGGGTGATGCGGCTACTATTGGTGGTGCATTAAATGTTACAGGTGCAGCTACTTTGTCTAGCACACTTGCAGTTACAGGTAATCAAACTAATACGGGTAACCTTACTGTAAATGGTAATAGTACATTAGGTAACGCAGATACAGACACGGTGACAGTAAATGCAGATATTGCTTCAAATCTTATTCCTTCTGTTGATGACTCTTACGATCTGGGTGCCATTGGTTCTGAGTGGCGTAATGCCTACATTGATGGCATTGCTTACATTGATACTGGCTCTATTGATACTGCAAATGTTACGACTTTAGCTGTATCGGGAAATGCTACAGTTACAGGTAATCTTACTGTAGACGGAAGTATTAATGCTACGGTTGTAGGTGTAGCCTCTACAGCAAATACCTTGACAACACCCCGTACAATTGCTATTGCAGGTGCAACATCCGGTGCAGCTAACTTTGACGGTTCATCTAACATCACGATTACTACAACTGGTGTTACTCTTGGTGGTACGGCTGTAACTGCCACAGGAGCAGAGTTAAACACACTAGACGGTATCACAGCAAGTACAGCAGAGCTTAACTTTGTAGAAGGTGTAACATCAAACATCCAGACACAACTTGATGGTAAACTTACAAGCTTTTCACTAGAAACTTACACTGGTGATGTTGACATTGATGGTGAACTTATAGTATCATCATACAATGAAACATATCAAGCTGTTTCTTCATCCGGTAGTAGCACAACGATCAACTGTGAGGCAGGTAATGTCTTTAGTCACACACTAAGTGAGAACACTACGTTCACCTTTAGCAATTCACCTGCAAGCGGTACAGCGTATGGGTTTTCCTTGAAGATTACACAGGATGCTAGTGATAGTGGCTATACTGTAACGTGGCCTTCTGCAGTGGACTGGTCTGATGGGTCTGCGCCACCGCTTACAAGCACAGCAAGTGCAGTAGACCAGTTTGTATTCTACACACACGATGGTGGCACAACTTGGTATGGCTTTACAGCAGGGTTAAACTTAGGATAATATAGAATGAGCAATATTAAAAAGCTAATGATGTCTGCTGCTGGTGGTGGTGGCTTTGATGTGGATGAGGTGTTCAGCACTTATTTGTATGAGGGTACAGGCTCTGCACAAACGATTACCAACGGCATTGACCTTAGTGGTAAAGGTGGTTTGGTTTGGGTAAAGAATAGAGACACGCAAGATTGGCATCATCTTTGTGACACTGAGCGGGGGTCTGGAAAAATCCTCTTCTCAAACGACGCTAACACCCAAGTTACAAACAACAATACAATCAGTGGGTTTTCATCTAGTGGCTTCTCTTTAGGTGGCGATACAGCAGTTAGCACTAATGGCGAAGACTTCGCCTCGTGGACATTCCGCAAAGCCCCTAAGTTCTTTGATGTGGTGACTTTTACGGGCACAGGGAGCGCCTCAACTAATATACCACATAGTCTAGGTGCTGCGCCCGGGATGATTATTATCAAAAGGACAAGCTCCACATCAGACTGGGGTGTTTGGCATAGAGGTACTGGTGTAGTCGGTGGTCCCGGTGTAGGCGCAGGAGACTTCACTGGTTTAAGTTTAAATGCTACTACTGCAAGCGCCCAACAGGCAGCTAATTCGTATCAATACTTTACTGATACTTACTTTAAGCCAACCT